AGCGGCGGCAATGTAGCTCCTAATGAGCGCATCGTCCACCGCGTGTTCCACGATCAGATTTTGCTTGACCTTCGTGAGAAGTTCATCCATCACCGCCGCCTCCTTTCATTACGCAGTGGTAGTACCCTTCATCTGGAGTGCCTTGATGGCCTCGGGGAGTACCAGCTTGGCATCCACACGCTTGGTAGCAAGGAAGCCAATCTGACCGGTATCGGCATAACGCTCGTTCAGACGCTTGAAGGTCACGCCCTGGCGGTCACCGATCCAGTAGAAATTGAGATCACCGAAAATGACGGGCTTGCTGCCAGCCTTCATTTCGGGCATAAAGGGAGAAGTGAACACGGGCTTGCCGAGCAGAGTCTCATGATCGCCTTCGTGCAGCGCCTTCTGCCAAAGGAACTGACCATCGTTACCCTTCAGCTTACGAATGGCAGCCATAGTGGAATCGTTGAACACCCAGATCGCGTTTTCGCGGTAAGGTGCTTCCAGACTGTAGAACAGAGAGATGATTTCCTCTGCGGTGATGGCAGTGGAGGATGCTGCGGTTACGCCGACCTCTGCGCCGCCCTTGTCGGCAAGAATGCCCAAGGGCTTGCCGGTGCCGTCGCCATTGAAGAACGCATCTTCCTCCTTATTGCCGATACGGCGGGCAAACTCTGCAGCAAAGTAGTCTTCCAGCTGGAATGCAGCATCACTCAGAAGTTCCTCGGACACCTTGATGATAGTGCCGACCTTGTGAGCGCCAATGGTCTGCTGGCCGAAAACATCATCGCCTTCGGGGATTGCACCTTCTTCATCGATCCAAGACGCAGTACCCTTAGTGGTCACGACGGGGATCTTGTGGCTGCCGGAGTTGGTCTGGAACACATAGGCGTGTTCGCGGACGATGCGCTTCTTGGCAAGAGACTGCACAAGGGTATGCTCGAACTCGTCGGGAACGAGATAGCCGCCCTCGCTGTCAACGCCCACCTGCAGTGCATTTTTTACCTCGTAGGAAACACCATTCTTGGCGCGGGTAGCATTCCAGAATGCACTCTTGTACGCATCTGCGGCACGGCCGGTCTTGGTGTCTGCCTTTGCAGTAGTGGCGGGCTTAGTGGTGATAGGAGTGCTGGTGGGCGCATTCATCTCGCGATCGATGGCCTCCTGTCGCTCCATGCGGTCAATCTCGGCACTGTAGTCCTTGACCTTCTGCTCCATCTGGGAATAGGTGGCGGCATCCTCTGCAGTGAGCAGGCCGTCCTTGTTACGCTTGGTTTCTACGAAAGCCTTTGCGGCCTCCCAAGCCTGATTGCGCTTCATGCGCAGTTCGTTGATAGTCATATAATTACCTCCAGTTTTTGATTAGATTGAGCCGATCCATAAGGTCATCGGCTTTGTGGGTGGGTTCGGTTGTTTTGGATGCGATTCTGCATTTTGCCGCCAGCTTTTCCTTGAGGGAATTAACCACGCTGGCTTCGGAATACATCATGGATACGACGGGGATTTCCATGTCCTCGGTGTCGCTGCCGCGCTTGAGAATGCCATCAGCAAATCCAAGTTCCATGGCCTTGTTTGCGTCCATCCAAGTTTCTGCGTCCATAAAGTGACTGAGCTTGGCACGGGACAGACCTGTTTTGATCTCGTATGCGTTGATGATGGAATCCTTCACGCTGGCCAGCATGTCGATAGCCTTCTGCATGTCTGCAGAGTCACCGAATGCAACGGTCATCGGGTTATGGATCATCAACATAGATACGGGGGACATGAGAACGGTGGTTCCTGCCATGGCGATCACGGATGCCGCAGAAGCAGCGATGCCGTCAATCTTCACGGTTACATTGCCGGGGTAGTCCATGAGCATGTTGTAGATCTGAGCTGCTGCAACACAGTCACCGCCGGGGCTATTGATCCACACGGTGATGTCACCGCTGCCCGACATCAATTCCTCGCGGAACAGCTGGGGTGTAACATCGTCGTCAAACCAGCTTTCTTCTGCGATTGTTCCGTTCAGATGCAGGACTCGTTCCGCTGGCGCTGTCTCCGTCGCCGCTTGATTCTTCCACTTCCAGAACTTCTTCATCGGGTGTTTTCTCCTTTCCTGTTGATATTGGGGTTATATCTGCAAAAGCGCCCGCATCGCATAGCGGAAGCATATTGCCGTTAATGAGGTACAGATCGCCGCCTTCTTCTGCAGGTATGCGATCCAGATTTTCCAGTTCGCGGATATCGTTGGCACTCATCCATCCGTTTTGACGAGCGGTTGCATAACCGTTCATGCGGGTGGCATAGTCGCCACGCAAAAGCCCTTCAACATTGAATTTCACGAAATATTCCGTTTTTTCTTCCATGCTGAACAATGCCCGGTAAATTGACTGCTCCCAGCGGATCAACCACGGGTCGAGTGTGTACTTTACGAATTCCAGCGACTGCTGCTCAATATTAGAAAAGCTCGATTTTTCCAAGTCACCGACCATGTGAGGTGGTACACGGAAAATTCGTGCAATTTCATTGATTTGGAATTTGCGCGTTTCAAGGAATTGTGCCTGTTCGGGTGAAATGGAGATTGGCGTGTATTTCATGCCTTCTTCCAGAATGGCAACTTTGCCGGTGTTTGCCGATCCTCCAAACTGACTTTGCCATGTCTCACGCAATCTGCTGGGATCTTTGATTGTGCCGGGGTGTTCCAGCACACCAGACGGTGCTGCGCCGTTTGCAAAGAAGCGCGCTCCGAATTCCTCACAGGCAATTGCCATACCGATTGCATTCTTTGCCATGGCGATCGGTGAGTATCCCACCAGTCCATCAAAGCCGAGTCCGGGGACATGCAGCACATCGCTGGGCGACAGTACCACAACGGTTCCTTCTACGGTGGGCGCATCGTCCGAAGTCGTCGTGTATTTGTAGTACAGCTTGCCTTTGGCATCTCTATCAACGCTCATGCGGTTAGGCATGAGTGGATATAGTGCAACAACTTCACCCTTACCATTTCGGATAACCTGCGCGTATGCGTTACCCCAGAGAAGCAGATGCGTCATGAGGGTTTCGCGGAACACAAATGAACTCATTTCGGGGTTCGGCTCATCGTGCAGAAGTCTGTATAGCGGATGATCAATGGCTTTTTCCTTGCCGCCGGTATCTTTGTAGCGATACACATGTAGAGGAAGACCTGCCACAGCTTCTGCCAGAATTCTGACGCAGGAGTACACAGCCGTCATTTGCATGGCTGATCGTTCGGTCACCGCTTTCCCAGCAGTAGTGCCGCCCATATAGAATGTGTACGCGCTGCCTGCTGTTCTGTTCTGGGGCTTATCTCTCGATCGGAACAGTCCAGAGAACATTCCCATTTTCAAATCACGCTCCTTTTCAAATAAACAAAATGCCTCGGTCATCGTAGACCGAAGCACCATTGCCTTGGTGACGAATCGCTCTGTCCAGCGCCATGATCGTGGCAACCGCGCCGTCGATTCGCTCAGTAGATTTTTCTTTGTCGGGCTTGATGTTGCCTGCGGGATCTGTGCGAACATAGATGTTGTCCATCATCCAGCGCAGCGGCGCGTTGCCACCGTGTGCGATCCTGCCCTCCAGCACCAGCTTCATTAGTTCCTTGGTGGGAGGCGACATATCCTTGAAGCCCTGTCCGAAAGGTACGATGGTAAATCCTGCGCCTTCAAGATTCTGGCTCATCTGTACCGCGCCCCATCGGTCATAGGCGATTTCGCGGATGTTATATTTGGTACCGAGTTCTTCGATGAAGTCCTCGATGTATCCATAGTGAATTACATTACCCTCCGTGGTCATGATCGACCCTTGCTTTTCCCACACATCGTATGGCACATGATCACGCCGCACCCGAAGTGCCAGCGTGTCCTCTGGTACCCAGAAGTACGGGAGTATGACATATTTCTCATCGTCGCTGCGTGGCGGGAAAACCAACACGAAGGCCGTAATATCTGTACTGCTGGAAAGGTCGAGACCTGCGTAGCATTCACGCCCGATCAGCTCATCGGGATCCACCACGCTGTCGCATTTATCCCATGCA